AAGTTCAGTGCGCTAAACCGAGTCAGTTTTGAGCTCATCGACCGCAGCCAGCCTGCATTCATGGAACTTTTGATGGCTGAACTTCGTAAATCTTACGAGAAGGCAACAGATGCAGCACTTCTAGCAGCTTATGTTTCAGCAGGAACAACTGCAGCAACTACAGCAGCAACAGCAGCAGGACTACAGTCATTCATTTCTGTAGAAGGCGCAGCAGCTTACAAGGGTACAGGTGGAGACTTCGCTAACAAGCTAGTTGCATCGACAGACGCTTGGGCAGCAATCGCAGGATTCGCTGATACTACTGGTCGTGCGCTGTACTCAGCACAGGGTGCAACACAGAACGCTTCAGGTTCAGCAGTAGCTTCATCTGTTCGCGGAAACATTCTTGGCACAGACCTCATTGTGGATCACAACATCACAACATCTGGCGTAGTCGATAACTCAATGTTCCTAGTTGCGCCATCTTCAGTCTATGTCTGGGAATCACCACAAACACAGCTTCGCGTTAATGTCTTGACATCAGGCGAAATCGAAATCAACCTTTACGGATACCTAGCAATCTATCTTGCTAAGTCAGGTAAGGGCGTTCGTAAGTTCAACCTAACTTAATAGGTTACTAAGTCGCTCTAGGGGGTCAGTAGCCCTCTGATCCCCTAGAGTCTTACGAAAGGAATTGGAATGGCATTAACGACAGTCGCAGAACTCCGATCAACACTCGGAGTCGGTACGCTGTACCCAGATGCCACCCTGCAAGAAGTCTGTGATGCATCCGATGCAGTTCTACTCCCTATGCTCTGGACTAATTCTTATTTCAACATTGCACATAGCAACACAGCAACAACTGGAACTCTTTACTTTCAGGACAAAGTAGAAAAAGTTTTTTACGTAGGTCAGACTGTGAACATCACAGGCAACGGATCTAAGCACAATGGCAATAAGACTCTTATTGGAGTAGGCGACTATAACATCACCTACAACATCACAGGCAATAACAATGTGCCAGCAGTAGAGCATCCAGTCCAACCTTTTGGCACAGTCTCAGGCGACACTTATGTCGATTACACTTTAGACACAGCAGTTCAGAATGCAGCTTTGATGATCGCTGTTGAGATCTGGCAAGCGCGTACAGCCACCCTTTCAGGCAGTAACGCAGTCGATTTCCAGCCCAGCCCGTACAGAATGTCGAGCCAATTATTGGCAAAAGTACGCGGCTTGGTTTCCCATGCGCTCGCGCCCACAAGTATGATCGGGTAGTCGATGCCACCTGTAGCCATAACGACTTTAAGAACGACACTAGCAACTGCATTAATTGACAATGCCAAGTGGCAGACTTTTGCATTTCCACCTGCCACAGTTCTTGCTAACTCTGTAATTGTTTCTCCAGATGATCCTTACTTGACACCTAATAACAATGGTCAAATCTCTGTTAGCCCAATGGCTAACCTGAAGATTCTCATGGTCGTGCCGCTTTACGATAACGAGGGTAATCTTAATGGCATTGAAGATTTCATGGTTAGCGTGTTCGCTAAGTTAGCCGCATCATCTCTGGTCTATAATGTAAGCGCAATCAGCGCACCAAGTATTCTCAACGCTGCTTCGGGTGACCTACTCAGCTGCGAGATGTCCGTATCAATCCTAACGAGTTGGAGTTAAACATGTCCGATTGGGAAAAAGAGAACGAAGCCTTTCTGATCAAGATCGGGCAGGTTAAAGAAACACCAGCAGCAAAGCCAGTAACTACAAAGAAGGACGAGGAATAATCCGATGGCAGTTTATTTAGCAAATACTGGAGTTCTAACTGTTAATTCGGTAGATCTCTCTACACTAGTTACATCTGTAACAATTAACCGCGCATTTGATGAGCTAGAAGTCACAGCACTTGGCGATCAAGGTCATCGCTTCGTTAAGGGATTGGAAGCTTCAAGCATTTCAATCGACTTCCTGAACGATGAAGCAACAGCTAAGACACTTCAGACACTTCAGGCAACATGGGGAACAAACACCACAGTAACATTCAAGCAGACATCTGCTGCTGTATCAGCAACAAACCCTCTTTACACAATGACATGCTTGGTCAATAACATCACACCTGTAAATGGTGCAGTTGCAGACCTATCAACTCAGAGCGTAACTTGGAATGTTTCAGGTACAATCGCAGTAACAACAGCGTAAGAAACTAACAAAGGGGCAAACTCATGGCAAAACTAAAGATAGTTCGTACAGATGGAAGCGTACTAGAAGGCGAAATCACTCCAGCTGTGGAGTATGCGTTCGAGCAGTACGCTAAAAAGGGCTTCCATAAGGCGTTCCGCGATGAAGAAAAGCAGAGCGATGTCTATTGGTTAGCATGGGAAGTAACACGCAGGACAGGTGAAACTGTTAAGCCTTATGGCATGGAGTTCATTGAAACGCTAAAAAGCGTGGAAGTGTTGGACTCTGACCCTTTAGCTTAAAGCGCGATCTTCCATTCACCTACCTAATTGCTAGGCTAAGCATTAGGTTGGGAATCGCGCCACAGCAGTTGTTAGATCTAGATAAGGCAATGTTCGATGCATTAGTGCAAGGGCTTAAAGATGAAGCGAAAGAGGTGAGCGATGCCAACGGAAGTAAAAGGCGCGGTAGAGCTTAGAAAAGCCCTCAGAGCATTCACACCTGATCTTGCTAAAGAAACACAGAAAGAAATCGCTGGAGTCTTGAAGCCTATTGTTTCTAAGGCTCGCGGTTTCATTCCATCAACTGCACCTTTAAGCGGTTGGGCTAAAAGCACTAACGGCACTTGGGGTAACCGAGTCTGGTCATCTTCAGATGCTAAGCGTGGAGTTGGGTATAAGACCACGCCATCTAAAGTCAATCGCTCTGGGTTTCGTTCGCTCGCTCGCATTGTCAATGCTTCACCTTCAGGCTCTATCTATGAAACTGCTGGTCGCCTCAATCCGCAGGGCAGACCCCAAGCACCATTGGCTAAAGTCGTGGCACTTGGTCATTCTAATTATGGCAAGACAATTCGTTCAGGATCTAAAAGCGAATCATTAAGCAACAATCCTCATGCTGGTCAGCAGTTCATTGATGCTATGAACAGGACTTCACCTATTGTCAATGCTTATCAAAGAAATGAAGGACAGTCGGGTCGCGCTTCTCGTAAGATGAAGGGTCGCGCAATCTTTCGTGCATGGGCAGAAGATCAAGGCAAGGCTAATGCAGCTGTTGTTAGAGCGATTGAAAAGTCTAGAGTTGAGTTCGAGAAAAGGACACAGGTGCGCTAATGGCAGCAGATGTAAGAATTGACATAGCCGCACAGTTCACAGGCAAAAAGGCATTCAAGGAAGCTGAGACTTCTACAGACAAATTGACTAAGAATGTCAAGGGTCTTGCTAAGGGCTTGCTTGCTGTCTATAGCGCACAGAAGCTTCTGTCTTACGCTAAGGCATCTGTTAAGGCATTCGCAGAGGATGACAAGGCTGCTAAGGCTCTAGGCACTACCCTAAAGAATCTGGGTCTGGCTTACGGCTCAAACATTGGCACAGTCAATGGCTTCATCTCTCGCCTTGAAATGCAGACAGGTGTGCTCGATGATGAACTACGCCCTGCAATGGATCGCTTACTTCGTGCAACAGGTGATGTCACTAAGTCACAGGAATTGCTTGGACTTGCACTTGACATCGCGGCAGGTACGGGCAAGTCAGTCACCCAAGTTTCACAAAGCTTGCAGAAGGCATACTTGGGTCAAACTCAGGCATTAGGTCGCTTGGGTGTAGGACTTACTAGAGCAGAGCTTTCAACATCAACATTTGAGCAGATCCAAGAACGCTTGTCAGTTCTATTCGCAGGGCAAGCAAGCGCGGCAGCTGATACTTATGCAGGTTCACTTGCTAAATTAACTGTGGCTTCTAACAATGCTAAAGAGACTATTGGTCAGGGTCTTGTTGATGCATTGATGACTGTAACTAACTCCAATTCAACAGATGAGTTTATTGCTAAGATCGATAAGGCAGCGCAGTCGATTGCTAACTTCGTTCGCGAAACAGGCGAGTTTATCAAAATCACTAAGTCAATCTTCGACTTTAAGAACTTTAGTTTATTTATGCCATCGGGCGGCTTGTTCGGTGATGGTAAGGGTTTCGGCAACATCTCGATGACAGTATCCTCACAGGATACACAGCGCGCAGATGCCATCGCTCGAAAGAACGCAATGGCGATGACAAAGCTGACGAAAGAGCAAGCAGCAGCGCAGGCTAAGATCGTTAAGGATAAGCGACTTGCAGCAGCTATTGACAAGGCTAACCTTGCTCTTAACAAGGGCAATGAAGTCTTTGACATGGACAAGATCCAGATTGCAGCAGCTCTTACTAATCAGGCTCAACAACTAGGTCAGGCAACGAGCGCAGCGCAGGTCTTACAGATTGCTAATGACACAGCACGCCTTCGAGTTAAGGAATCAATCCTTGCTCTGGAAGATGCCATTGCCGCTAAGGACGAAGCAGCCATCATTGCTGCGACAAAGAAACTAAATGAAGATCTAAAGGTTCTGGGAGCATTGGGTCTTCAGAACATCAAACTTCAAGACATCAAGTCAATTCTGGAAAGTCTGAAGCCTAAAGATCTGATAAACCTCACTAATCTTGAACAGGCATTGCGCCTGCTTCGTGAGATCAATCTTGCTTCAACTGGATCAAGTAAGATTCCAACAAGTGCGAGTTTAGGCTCTGGAATCCCAGCAGGTGATTACATTGCGCCCATTTCAACAGTCGGTGGATCGATTGCAGCCATTCTCGAATACGCGGATGCAGCCACAGCTCGCGCTAATGCTTTTGCAGACTTACTTGACATGGCGAATGCATCGGCTGCTACTTCAATGGCTTCATCGGTTGATTTAGAAAGCATCGCTCGCTCATCCTTGTTGCAGGGTCTAGCAGGTGGAGCAGGTGTATCAGGTGCGGTAAGCGGTTCACGCTATGCAGCCCAAGCCGCTAATCAGTACAACATCACAAACAACTTCGGCATAGTCGGAGATCCTAATGCGGCAGCCGAACTCATCGATGATGTAATTCGCCAAGCCCGTGACCGAGGAACTCTGACCGCACTATGACATGGCTTCCAGAATGGCGCGTGACAGTAGGTGATGATGTCTATACGACTGTCACTTCTGTGTCTTTTGCATCTGGTCGCTTAGACATTGATAGACAATGCACCGCAGGTTACTGCCGAGTAGAGATCATCAACACAGACAATTCTCCATTTACCATCAATGTCACAGAGCCAGTTACTCTAGAGCTAAAGAACAGCACAGGCGCTTATGTGACTGTATTCGGTGGCGAGGTCTCAGACTTTAACATTGGTGTCCGTAGCCCTGAAGAATCAGGCTATGTCACGACTGGCACAATTTTAGGCATTGGCTCACTTGCTCGCCTGACTAAGGCTATCTATAACACAGCCCTTTCAGAAGGTTTAGATGGCACACAGATTGCAGCCATTCTAGGCGGAGCACTTAACCTTAACTGGAACGAAGTCACACCAACTGTGACTTGGAATACATACCCAGCAACTACGACATGGAACGAAGCCGAGACTTTTATTGGCACAGTCGATGCAGGGTTTTACACAATGATCGCAGTTGCAGCTTCTT